TGGTGAGTTCAAAATGGCTTTCAATCCTCCTGTGATTAGAGCTTTCTCTCAACCTGCTTTTACTTATGTCTTCAAGTTTCCATATCCACTATGGAAAGAAAAAGAATACTTACTACACGCATTACTTGCACACGGAACAGAACAAGCAATGATTCAGTTAAGAAGCTGTGCACCTCATCCGGATGAAGATATAATCCGAGATGACTTACTGATTTCTTTAGAGGATCGCCATTTTGGTGCTATTCTATGCAAAGCTGTCTACATGGCAAGCACCACACTAATGTCACAAAAACGACGAAATATGTTTCCTCGCTGTGACATTATTGTTCAATCTGAAATTGGGGAAGAAAACCTTCACTGCCACATCATAATCGGGGGAGACGGACTGAGCAAACGAAATGCTAAATCCTCTTGTACTCAATTCTATGGACTAATTCTAGCTGAACTAGTCCAACGCTGCAAAACACTCTTAGCTACGCGTCCATTTGAACCAGAAGAAGCTGATATATATCACGCTCTAAAAAAAGCAGAACGCGAGGCTTGGGGTGGGATTACTGGAGGCAACATGCAAATCCTACAGTACAGAGATCGCAGAGGAGATATTCACGCTCAGACGGTGGATCCTCTTCGCTTCTTCAAAAACTACCTTTTACCTAAAAATAGATGTCTTTCATCTTACAGCAAACCTGAAGTTTGTACTTCTCCTGAGAACTGGTTTATTTTAGCTGAAAAAACTTACAGTCACACTCTTGTTAACGGGCTGCCGCTTCCTGAACATTACAGAAAACACTACCACACAACCCTAGATAACGAAATCATTCCAGGGCCTCAAACCATGGCCTATGGGGGACGTGGTCCGTGGGAACATCTTCCTGAGGTAGGAGATCAGCGTTTAGCTGCTTCTTCTGTCAGTACTACATACAAACCTAACAAAAAAGAAAAGCTAATGCTAAACTTACTTGAAAAATGTAGTGAACTTAATCTTCTAGTATATGAAGACTTAGTTGCTAACTGTCCTGAACTTTTACTTATGCTTGAAGGTCAGCCAGGAGGTGCACGCCTTATCGAACAGGTGCTAGGCATGCACCATATCAATGTTTGCTCAAACTTTACAGCTCTAAGCTATTTATTTCACCTTTATCCTGTTACCTCTCTTGACTCTAATAACAAGGCATTGCAACTGTTGTTGACACAAGGCTATAACCCACTAATGGTTGGGCACGCCTTGTGCTGTGTGCTGAACAAACAGTTCGGCAAACAAAATACTGTTTGCTTTTACGGCCCTGCTTCCACAGGTAAAACAAACATGGCAAAGGCCATAGTCCAAGGAATTAGACTTTATGGCTGTGTTAATCATTTAAACAAGGGATTTGTGTTTAATGATTGCAGGCAACGCCTAGTTGTTTGGTGGGAGGAGTGCCTAATGCACCAAGACTGGGTGGAACCAGCAAAATGTATTCTAGGAGGAACAGAGTGTAGAATTGACGTCAAACACAGAGATAGTGTACTATTGACTCAAACTCCAGTAATAATTTCCACTAACCACGATATCTATGCAGTTGTTGGTGGTAATTCTGTGTCTCATGTTCATGCGGCTCCACTGAAAGAAAGAGTGATTCAGCTAAACTTTATGAAACAACTTTCACAGACTTTTGGAGAGATCACTGCTACAGAAATTGCAGCTCTACTACACTGGTGTTTCAATGAGTACGACTGTACTCTGACAGGCTTTAAAACAAAATGGAAATTAGATAAAATTCCAAACTCATTTCCTCTTGGGGTCCTTTGTCCTAATCATTCACAGGACTTTACACTTCACGAAAACGGATACTGCACTGATTGTGGTGGTTACCTTGCTCATAGTGCTGACGATTCTGTGTACACTGATTGCACAAGCCAAACTAGCAGAGAAGAACTCGACCCAGGTAAGCTTAACTACATTAACTATTCTACATTACATCTTACTTCCAAAGCTTATATAACTTTATTTACAGGTAACCTGGGGGATACGGACGGAGAGGACACCAAGCCAGAAACACCGGAAGTGGGTGTTTGTGCACCCAAGAAGCGACGCATAAGTACTCCTACAACTCCTCCAAACTCACCAGCAAGTTCAGTGAGTACCTTTACCTTTTTTGATAATTGGTACGCACAACCACAGGACGAAGATGAGCTCAGGGAATATGAAAGACAAACATCGCTCTTACAAAAGAAAAGGCAGTCCAGGGAAAGACGAGAAAAAACGCCAGTGGCAGACATCTCGTCACAGGAGTCACAGCCGGAGCCCAATCCGACACAGTGGGGAGAACAACTCGGGGTTTTACCGTCAGGAACACCCGATCAACCACCTATCGTCTTGCACTGCTTCGAAGACTTCAGGCCAAGTGATGAAGACGAAGGAGAATACATCGGGGAAAAAAGACAGTAGAACCAATCCATACACTGTATTCAGTCAACACAGGGCTTCAAATCCTAACGCTCCAGGGTGGTGTGGGTTTTACTGGCATTCTACTCGAATTGCTAGAGACGGTACTAATGCTATTTTTAATGAAATGAAACAACAATTCCAAGAACTTCAAATTGATAATAAAATTGGCTGGGACAGCACTAGGGAACTTTTATTTAATCAGAAAAAAACACTAGATCAAAAATACAGAAATATGTTTTGGCACTTTAGAAATGCTTCAGATTGTGAACGCTGTGCTTATTGGGATGATGTATACCGTAGACACTTAGCTAATGTTTCCTCTCAGACAGAATCAGAAGAAATAACTGACGAGGAAATGCTTTCTGCTGTTGAAACTATGGAAACAGATGCCTCCAATTAAAAGGCAACCTGGAGGCTGGGTACTACCTGGTTATAGATATCTTGGTCCGTTTAATCCTCTTGATAACGGTAAACCTATTAATAACGCTGATCGCGCTGCTCAAGCACATGATAAATCATACTCTGAATTAATAAAAAGTGGAAAAAATCCATATTTATATTTCAATAAAGCTGATGAAAAATTCATTAATGATTTAAAAGACGATTGGTCTATTGGTGGAATTATTGGCTCAACTTTTTTTAAACTAAAACGCGCCGTGGCTCCCGCTCTGGGTAATAAAGAGCGAGCACAAAAAAGACACTTCTACTTTGCAAACTCAAATAAAGGTGCTAAAAAATCCAAATCCAGTGAACCTAAACCAAGAACATCAAAAATGTCAGAAAACGAAATTCAAGACCAACAACCATCAGACGCTGTTGATGGCCAACGCGGAGGCTCTTCAGCAGCTGGTAGTATTGGTGGGGGGAAAGGTTCCGGTGTGGGCATATCCACAGGAGGGTGGGTTGGTGGCTCACACTTTGCTGACAAATACGTGATAACTAAAAACACCAGACAATTCATCACAAGCATTCAAAATGGGCATTTATATAAAACAGAAATAATAAATCCTTCGAATGGCAATGGGAAATCACAACGCTGCGTAACCACACCTTGGACTTACTTTAACTTTAACCAATACAGTTGTCATTTTTCACCACAAGACTGGCAACGCTTAACAAATGAATACAAAAGATTCAGACCTAAAGCAATGCTAGTAAAAATCTATAATTTACAAATAAAACAAATTCTTTCTAATGGTGCTGACACTACGTACAACAACGACCTAACAGCTGGTGTCCACATTTTTTGTGACGGCGAACACGCATACCCAAACGCATCTCATCCATGGGATGAAGATGTAATGCCGGACCTTCCATATAAAACATGGAAGCTTTTTCAATATGGATACATTCCTATTTTAAATGAGCTTGCCGATCTTGATGGAACTACTGCTGGAGGAACTGCAACAGAAAAGGCAATTTTATATCAAATGCCTTTTTTCATGCTGGAAAACAGTGATCATGAAGTTCTGAGAACTGGTGAGAGCTCAGAATTCACATTTAACTTTGATTGTGAATGGGTTAACAATGAAAGAGCATACATTCCTCCAGGATTAATGTTTAACCCAAAAGTTCCAACAAGACGAGTTCAATACATAAGACAAAACGGACAAACAACTGCCAGCACTAGTCGAATAGAACCATACTCAAAACCTACAAGCTGGATGACAGGACCAGGTTTCCTAGGTGGGCAAAGAGTAGGACCAGCAACATCAGACACTGCTCCCTACATGGTTTGTACCAAACCTGATGGAGTATACATAAACACTGGAGCTGCTGGATATGGATCTGGATTTGATCCTCCAAGCGGCAGCCTTGCTCCTACGGACCTAGAATACAAACTTCAATGGTACCAAACACCAGAAGACACAGGAAACAACGGAAACATAATTGCAAATCCATCTTTATCTATGCTTAGAGACCAACTCCTCTACAGAGGAAACCAAACAACATACAACCTAAATGCAGACGTTTGGATGTTTCCTAACCAAATTTGGGACAGATACCCAATAACCAGAGAACATCCAATTTGGTGCAAAAAACCAAGAGCAGACAAAAACACAATCATAGATCCATTTGATGGATCTATTGCTATGGATCACCCACCAGGAACCATTTTTATCAAAATGGCAAAAATTCCAGTTCCATCTTCAACAAATGCAGACTCGTACTTAAACATTTACTGCACAGGGCAAGTTAGCTGCGAAATTGTATGGGAAGTAGAAAGATACGTAACAAAGAACTGGCGTCCTGAAAGAAGACACACTGCACTTGGAATGAGCATTGGAGGAACAGAAAATGTAAGCCCAACTTACCATGTTGACTCTGCTGGAACATACATCCAGCCAACAACTTTCGATCAATGTATGCCTGTAAAAACAAACATCAATAAAGTGTTGTAATCACTTTAGCCTCTTTTTTGCTTACGCTTGTAAGTTCCCTTCCAATGGACAAGTGGATAGTGAAGGGTGACTGTAATCCCGAGCTCATGAGTTCGAGGCTACAGTCCGATAGCA